ATATATTTGCCAGTATTGTTCATCAGTTTCTTTAAGTCTTTCAATCTCTTTTACTATACTATTGTCAAGAAACTTATTATCTAGATATGTAGTCTTGTAGAACTCAACATCTTCACGATTTAACACTTTGTCATATATCCAGTGGTACTCATCTGAAGGATTGTAATCAAGTACAACTTTTTCAGTAGTTCTAAATATAAGCTGTTGCCAATCTTCATAGTCTAACTCATTAGCTTCATTGATGAATAGAAACTCTCGTTTACGACCACGAATCTTTTGAGGCTGATCTACTGAAATAAATTCAACTAAATTACCGTCTAGAGTGTATTCACTGTTTGATTTATTGTGATTAGCTTCATCATATTTGTTATGCTGTTTAAGTATATCAATAAAGTCACGCATCACTGAAGAACGAACAGCTGGAAAAGTCTTTCTGCATATTGTGATAGTCTTGCCTTTGTTTATTTGGCAATAGTGAAATATAATATAAAGTAATATATTAAAAGTCTTACCAGATCGAGTGCCGCCTTGTTCTACGACTATCTTTGATTCGCTATCAAGCAAGTGTTCAAACACAACGTTTACATCAACATTCAATTATCTATGTATTTTTATATTAATCTCTTTGTCGGTTGTGTCGTGTTTTACTTCACGTTTAGTTCCGTTTAATCTATGAGCTTCTTCATCGTCTGCAATGAGTTTCATCAATCCTATTTGAAGTGTAGCGTTGTCACTTGCGTACCATTTAGCTCTCATCTCTATTTTCATATTGATTCGATTCTTTGATAATTCGCTTTTTATAGTGTCACTTTTGTGTAAATCGTGATCGTAAAAAGTTTTTCTCACAAATGGAGTGTATGCAAATATATCATTTACAAATATCAAATTGTGTTTCTTGATTGCTTCTAAGCTTTGCTCGATTAAATCTTCGGTCTTGTATGCCATAGTATAGTTGTTGTACTAATATATAAACATTTTACTTTTATTTTAGCTACTCATCACTTGTTCAATCTTTTCTATTTTTTCAGCTGTCATATTTGACATATTCTTTAATATGTATTTTCTAGCATCTACTAAGTTGTCATTTATTAAGCACAAATGAGCTTTCTTTACGTCATCACTGTAAGTTTTATATATATCGTAATTTTTTAGACTGTGCATTAGTGTAGAATAGTGTATATTAAGACCATTCTTTTTGTATTCATTCGTAATCTGCCTATATTTTAATCCAGCAACTTGGCGTAAATAATAAGTGGCAACGCTTCTAAGCTCAACAACTTCACGCTTTCGTGTTTTTTCAAATATGTTTACGTCTGTAATATCTTTTATTGTTTCTGCTATTGTTTCTATTTTCATCTTTTAAGTTTTTTTAAGTTGTTTTTAATATTTCTAAGCAAAGCTCTTTTGGTATTTTACTTCTATTATAATTGCCTTTTAATCCTTGTGTTCCCGTTCGGCTTCCTCTTGGTGCGGCTTCGTGATGACAATTTCTATTGCCATTAAAACATTGAGGTCTTGGTTGCCAACCATTAGGGTTAAGTAATGATCTTAAATTGTTAGTCCATATATCAGTAGGTTTTGCTCTTGTATCTCCATAAGTACAATACCAAACGGTTGTTTTAGGTATTCCTAACATAAAATCTTGTTTTCTTAGCATACCTCTTGGATTTTCTATGTACCAAAACTTAGGTTTTAGTTCTTTAATGATTTGCAAAGTTTTTTTAACTATTAAATCACTTTTTTTAGCAAAATCAGATAATGGTTTGTTTGTAGGTCTATGATGAGAGATGGCAGCAATACTATAAGTCGTACAAGGTGGACTTGCCCAAATAATATCAGGTTGAAAAGGCACTTTATTAACGTCAAAATTTAAAATATCAACAGCATAATCTATACCTTCAAAGTCGTTTAAATCGCTACTGAAAACCTCATAACCTAAACTTTCAGACGCCTTTCCAACACTTCTACTTCCTGCAAATAGCTCTAACACTTTCATTTTTTTTATTTAAATTCAGCGTGTTCCAAACATTCGCTACATATATCTAATTCGTTCCATTGTGATGCACCACAGCAATCGCTTTCTAAATTCATATCTTGTTGTCTATTGTTTCAATTAAGTGTCTTAAATCGCTTCTTTCCCATTCTCCTAGTTTAACTCCGTTAATGTTAAAGATATAATAATCTTTTCTTTCTGCTTTTTTTAGTTCAATGTTTATATACATAATTAATCTATTTTATTAAATTCAGCTTTTTGTGTTTTAATTAGTTCATCTTTGTTTTCAAAGTAGTTATCGACTAGTGCGTCAATCATAACAAGTTCATCAATAGAAGCTGTTTTAATCTTGTGTATTAAGCTGTCTATTTTATTTAATACATTAGTACACATTTCTGGATTATTATGATAGATCACATTAAAGCCTTGTTTATATACTCTTTCAAGAATTGCGTTTGTCTTATTTACTTGTAGTTTTACGTTTTGTTTAAAAGCGTTACTGCCTTGAAGTTCATCGTTTGCTTCTAGTAGTAATTGACTTATCAATACACATTTTAAATAGTTTAAATGTCTATCGTTTATTGGCTTACTTTCTTCTTGTACGTTTTTGACTTCTTCTTGATGTTCTAGTTCTTTTTGTTTCATTTATTATAGTATTTTATTTATTCTTTTCTATCCACTTTTCTTGTTCGTTTCTTAGATAGTCAATTTCTCTCTTTAAATAATCTAAAGCTTTCTCTAAGTCTTTTATCTCATCTTCTTTTTTACCTGCTCTAACTAAATATTTTATGCAGTTACCACGATTGAAATTCAAACCGTAATCTCGAATGAAATCTATGACATCATAGCCTTTGCCGTTTTCATAGTGTAAATAAGTTGCTCTCATAGTTTTACTTTTAATTTGTCTTTTATTTGATTGTGTGTTTCTTGCTGAAAGAATAGTTTTAAATGTTCATCATTTGTAATTCTATACACAGCTTTTATGTATTCACTTTTATTCTTTCTATCTTTTACTTCTTTTATATTTTTTATTTCATATACCATAGTGATTCCGTCTATTGTTTCACAAGTTTCTGTGTTTACATTTGATCGTACAATGAAGCATTGTATTTTGGTGCTATCTGTAAGTTTAACATCTACATAATTAGCAAGAGTTCGTACAGTATTTATTGAAGTTAAATCTCCATTTTTTTTGTGATCTATAAAAAATGTATTGTAATTGAATTTTGTTAGTACACAATCAATATCTATTATCGAACGTTTTAAATCTGTTAGTTCACTTATTAAATAGTTGAACTCATTGTTGTGGTAAGTTGGTTTAAATGCTTTTCTTGTTTTCATTGTTTCTTGTGTTTTTGTTTAATAATCATTGGCGTAGTGTTTCGCCACTTAACAGAGTGATGAAGTCTTGGTTTTGTAAAGCCCATCATTCCCACTTTTACGCTCGATGGGTGCATTAATACACTCATAAAAGATTTTATATAAGTTCCAGAGAGTTGATATATGTCAGTCATTCCAGAGCTTTGACTTTGGGTCGCTTTTTGTTCAAGACCTATATAAGGTAATGTGAGAAATAAAGCACCTCTTGAAGCTAAACTTGTGTAAGTATTAACGTCTTCATTTATAGAACCTACAAATTGAAACTCTCTATCGGTCGAACATATAAACGAATTCATACACTTTCTTGAATTGTTTATGTAGTTTGATATTAAACCACAACCAGCACCACCAATAAAATCACCACCTTGTGCAAACGCTATACTTTTAGCATCTATCGTTTTATAAAAATTTAATAGAAGATCAAAATAGAAATCAAGATTCTTAACGCTGCCTTTTGTTGTGTATTTGTGATCTACGTATCTATATCTAAAACTTGTATAGTCATCGTCTAATTGAATAAAGTATTTTATATTTAACTCTTTAGCTATTTTAAAACAAACATTTCTGGCGTGAACAATTACTTTTCTATTGTCAAAATTATTGCCTTCATCAATAGAATCAGCCATAGCTTTTTTATCAAAAACATATACGTTTTTATGACCGAAGTTTTCTATATACTTATTTATACTTTTGTCTTCATTATCTACAACAATAATAATTCTACCGGTATATCCACTTCTTTTTAAAGTCTTATAAGTTATGACATTATCAGATCTACCGTGCGATAGTATAAAAGCTACGAAGTCTTTATTCTCCATACTCTTGTAAGTATTGATTTTTTATTTCTTCAGAAAGTTTAACATAACCTAATTGAATAGCTTTCTCAAAGTCTATTATAACAAGAGCTGATTTTTCCATTAACATCTGCATCTCTTTACTTGAATGTGCGTAATAATCAGCTATCTTTTCATAATGAAAGACATTGTGTCTTCTAGCAGCGTCTATTAAAAAAGATTTTTCTTCAAGCTCTATGTTTGAACTTTCAATCTCTCTTATAAGTCTATGTGTTTTATACTTATCACATAGTTCAAATATATGTGGTTTTTTGTTTTTAGGCTCGTATATCGGAGCTTCTACTTTTTTAGTGTACTTGTTATCGTCTTCAGATAATTCGCCGCTAAACATATTTATTTGTTTCATATTGTTTTTGTTTTAGTTTTTAAAGTGTGCCGCTTAAACAATAATTATCTAAGTCATAGCCTTGAATGAAGAACTTATCATATAAATCAATCGCTTTAGCAACTTTTTCTTCACCAGCAAAATAGAAATCTTCAGAGCATTCCCAGACGCCGATGTCAAGACTACCTTTGTCAAGTACTACAAACTTAAATTGATCGTATGTTTTACCAAAAAGATTGCAATAAAGATAACATTGAATGTCGTAGCCGTATTTCTTTGCAGCATAACTAAAGCCTTTTATGTCACTAGTTGTTTTTAAATCAACAATTCTATCTGAAGCTAGTACATCAGCTTTGCCTCTAAACGGCTTGCCCATAACTTCACCAATCACTGGTACTTCAAACTCTGCATTTGTTATCGATTGTAGTGCGTGTTCATTTCTATAAAAAGCGTCTGCTAATCTTTCAGCGTTATTCTTTTCTTTTATAGTAAAAACTCTACCAAGCTCTTGCTTTGCTTCTCTAAACTTCTTTGTATTCTTGCTTTGAACGTCAATAAAAGTTTGAGCTGAAAAAACATCTGGTTCAAGAATTGCTGTGTGAAATAGCCAACCGTCACGAAGTGGTTGTGATTCTGGACTACCATATTGTTGAACGAATTTATAAGTTTTAGGACTTGATAACAACGTCTTTAAGCTGCTAGAACTTAAAGCTAGTTTATTGAGTTCTCCATAATAAAACTCATCATTGTCCATTTTTTTAAGCAAAGCATTTTTATCGTAAAGCTTTCCATCTAATAGTTTAATATTACTCATTGTTTCTTATTTTATTTAATATTATTCCCTCTATTTCATAAAGCTGCTCGATACTAAGAAGATCATAAACATCAAGATCTTTAACTTTTACGCTTTCAATTTCTACACTATCTGGTGAGCCTGGGTAATCATAACTTTCTGGTTCTTGTTCTTCATAACTATATACTATTGACAAAGCTATGTCGTTATAAATTATATTCATATCTCGTATTGTTTTAATTTATTTTCTAAGTCTTCTATTTGTTTTTGTAAATCTACTATTAATTTATTTTTACTTTCTCGTGTCAA